GAGTGTAAATTTAAGAGTACCATTAGGTGTAATAGCATCTTCATTAAATGGTTTATTTTCTAAAACAGATAAATCTACATCGTACGATTTACCATCTATAGTAAATGAATATTCTTTACCATATCCTAAAATACGAGAAGCTACAAGTAGAGCATTTTTATCACCTGTTACTAGCTCTTTAAGGTTAATTTTATTCATAGTAAGAGATTCTAATAATTTATCTAATACTATACCTTTACTAATGTAGTTTTGATTTGTTAAAATATCTTCTTCTTTAGCAGTCATGTATTTCATTTCTACTTTACCGCTGCGAAGAGGATGACCTTGAGGATATACTAATCCTTTAGATGGTAATTCAACTATTTCGGTTGGGAAATTTAATTCGGCCATAATTTTTATTTAATGTAACTTTGTTGATTATAAATATTATAAAGGAAAGTTCTTTAATTGGATTCTTTATCCTTTTATAACTTGTTTTGGGGTTAATCTATTTTCTAGTTTATCTAATCGAGAATCGAGTTGTCGATAAACTTCTTGAAATTGTTGATCTGTGTCTCGGTGTACATCATCCATCCTACGATAAATGTTAGTAAATTGAGTGTCGCAATCTCTTGCTTGTTCTTTTAATGTGTTTATTGTTTTAATTACAATAAATGCAGCTATAACCTCGGCTACCACCAAGACTACAACCATACCTAGTACAAAATAAAATGTTGTCATATTTTTTTAATTTAAATTATTGAACATATTAAAGAACTTTCCCTATAATATGCGTATAATATAAAAAAAGAGCTTGGGGTTGCCAAGCTCTTCTTGAAAAATATGTAAGCGTTTTTTAGAAGTTCAATACGCAATAATCAGGTTGAACAGTCATATTAATGTTTACAGCGGTATCAAGTGTATCCCAACTATAATCACCAAAGTTAACAGTAGTAATCATTGCTCCTTTAATAATCCATTCGGATACAATATCACCTACAGGGCCTAATACATCAAATGTTAAGTCTTTCTTGTAGAAATCAGAATATCCATCTCTACCAGTTACTGATTCGTGATGTAAACGTACCCATTCCATTACAGCTTGTGCGCCGGAAGGAGTAATAGGATCAAATAAAGTAAATGTAATAGGACCCCAAGTAGTTACACCTTTAACGTAACGTTGTACGTTAATGTGATTTAATCTAACTGAGCCTTGGGTTAGGTTTACATTACTTACACCTTTGATTTCATAAGCCGGAATACCATCAATGTACATGATAAATCGGTTAGCCTGTTTCGGTTCAAAGGCGGTGAAAAATATTTCGTTTGGATCTAATATTGCCATGTTATATTTTGTTTATTATAAATATTCTGTCTTTAAAAATTTACGCAGGGAATGTAGCACCTGTTGGAGTAATATTGAAGTCGAGGTAAATAAATTCAGCGGTTTTGGTTGGTTGTAAGTAAATTTGACCTACCATCTGATTTCTATCTACCACATCTGGAGTGTTATTTGAGTCGTCCATTACTACTTTAAATGCGTATAAACCTTGACGTTGTTGTACTGATTCGAGGTATGGGTTAACTTGGCTTAAGAAGGCATTTCTCGTTGCGATTGTGTTTTGTTCAAATACTAAGTTATTTGCTACTTGAGAAATATAAGACTTAAGGGCAATTAACAATCTACGAACATTTACACGATCAAGAGCAGATGCTGCTGTTTGTAATGTCTTTTGACCATATACTACAACACCTTGTCCAGGGAATGTAGCGATTGGGTTAACTTTATTGCTATATAATGTATCTCTATCTGATTGGGATAATTTACGTTCTGCTCTAATTACTCCAGCTAAACCGCCTCTGTTAATGCCGGCAGGTGCAAACCATGGTTCAGCAACGCTGTCATTGAAAGCATACACACCACCAATTAATGTAGAAGCAGGTACCCAAACAAATTGACCGGTATCGGGATCAATTACTTGTAACCAAGGCCAATATGAAGCAGCGTATGATGTATTTCTGCTTAAAGCTTGGGTACTAATTGTAGATACACTTGAATTATATGGTACTAAATCAAGTACAAAAATATTATCTCCTCTATTTTGTGTGTTAGAGATAATAGTGGTTACTTGGGAAGTTTGTAGTGAATTAAATAAACCAGGAGTTAATAATACATTAAATCTATAATCATCTTGATTAGATAATAGATTAATCATATTAGTATAACTAGCACTTGGAATACCTTGAGATCTGTTACCATCTGTAATAGCACTATAATATTGACCATCAGTAGATACAGTTCCAATAGCATTGTTAAAAGATCCACTTGCATTAAGAGGTATAGATCCAGTAAATTGTGTTTTTGCTATTCCATTATTATCAAAATAATTTGGAGTTGGGTTATTAACCGCACTTACATAAACATATCTCGAATTATTTGGATAAGAGCCAGTTACATCTAAATAATAGCTAGTTCCTGAGGAAGCAAAATTTAATGCTTGATCACCGATTACCCTAGATACAAAATTAGGAGCTAACGGGTCCATAGACAAATTAGTCCATGTTTCTAATACAATAGGAGTATTAGTATTATCATTTCCCTGTCTAATTAACAGATCAAAAGTACCCGAAGATGTATTGGAATTTACAATTTGCCATCTTACATTATCTGCTGAGCCACTTAGCAATGATCCAGATACATCTAAACTAGAGCTACTATTCATTATAGTACCCTCAGAAATAGTTTTAAGCACCAATGTTGGTTGGGTTGGAGCAGTAGTACTACCACTAATAGCGGTACTAGTTGCTTCTGAATAGCCACCACTAACTACTCTAGCTATTAATAGTGTTTCGCCACCATTATTAAAGTAATTGTAAGCGGCAATTGAAGTAAAGTATGTGTAAACTTGCCCACCTGTTACAAATGTTGATCCGAATTTATTTAAATAATCGGAGTATGAAGTAACAATAGTAGGTACTCCAACAGGTCCTTTAACTGTGGGGCCTATAATTGCTGCTCCAACTGTTACAGGTTGTTGAGTAATAAACGATTGATCATTTTCTCTCGCTAAAACGCCAGGAGATATTAAAGTTTCTGCCATGTTTTTATAGTTTTTTGTTGTCTATAAATATGACAGAAATTCGTAAAAATTAATTTTCTCTTAAGGAAGGAGTAAATTCTCCTGTTTCAGGATTTACAGAACCAATACCATATTTATTTGTAATATTTTGAACAAATTCTTGTTCTTGTTTTTGCACGTCTTGCAAAAATTGTTCTGCTTTTATTCTTCTTTGTTCTAAAGAAAATTTAGCAACCTCAATTTGGCCTAATTCTTCAATAACGATACGACCATTTTGTTGTAATTCTTGTAATGTAGTTAATTCTTCTTGTGTTAATTTTTGATTTTCCATAAATTTAATTGTTTATTATACATATTATGAGTTTAAAAATTTATTAATAGATTCTATAACCTGTTCAGGTTTAATTAATTTAGTACATTCAAATTGACGAGGAGTATTTTTATGATCAGGGCACCATTCCCAATCTCCTGCATCTAGTACGTGTCTATTAAAACAACCTGTACAAGCATTATATTCTAAAGGATAAATTCGTTCGCAGTCCTGGAATTCAGTATAGGGATAGCTAAAGCCGGATATTAAGATAGTTGGGGTATTTAAAGCCCATGATATCCAACTTAAACCACTTCCCATTCCTATAAATAGAGAAGCATCGCGAATATCAATCATTCTATCTTCTAATGGAATATCAAATCCTGTTTTGTCTATTACCCTCGTTAATGTGCCTCCTAATTTTGAATCGTGCCATTCATCTCCTAAAGGTTCGGCTGTCAACATAACAACTTTATATCCTTTATTATTTAGATAGTCTATTATAGTTTGCCACCCACCAGGATAGTTCCAATATTTTGCATGAGCAGAAGCATGAGGAGCTATTACAACATATTTATCTTGAATGTCTGTTTTCTTTAAAGGAGCATCTAATATAGGTTTTACTTCTTTATATTTTATGTTTAATATTTCAGAGGCAGTTTGTTGTAATGGGTGTCGTTTAAAATCTAAAGGTATTCTATTTAAATCTACTTTATTATTATTATAAAACCATCCTATTTCAAACATAGCGTATATATCAAATACTTCTGTTCCTGGGTTGGTGAAGTTTAGTTGTGGGTAGGATGATTTAAACCATTGATTATGGAATGTAGAGCAGGTAACCTTACAATTCCATTTTTTTCTAAATTCTTCTATGTACGGGAACCAAGCTAAATGATCTCCTATTGCTTTTGAGTCTATATGAATATAAACATGTTTTCCTGTGGGATTAAATTTATATTCAAATACTTTTTCATTTGTAGATTCTATAAATGCTTCTATTTTCCAGTCAATACAATATTTTATATTAGTGCGAGTCCACATATTATTTGTAATAGTGGTTTCGTGTATAATTTTATTATTTTTTTGATTAGTAAATATTACCTTATATTTTTCATTTATAGAACCTATAATTTCAAAAAAAGCACCATTAATAAAATTAACCTTAAAGGTATTTTGAGGTGGTTTATTCTTTATATTCAATATTTGGGTATTATTATACTCTTTAATTAGTGTGTCTTTCATATAAGTGAATTAATTCTTTTGAGCGATTTAACCAGGATAGCTTTTGAGCAGTATTTAATGAACTATATCTGTAATCAGTATAATTATTTATAATTTGATCTAAACCACACAACATTTCTTTTAAATCACGAGATACTCTATATAAACCATGAAACGTAGTTTCCATTTCTATGCATCCTAATATTGGTAAACCACAAGCGGCTGCTTCTAACAATGTAAGATTAGGATGTCCTGCTTCTAGTTCTGATGGGTGAAGAAATATAGTATGAGAAGTATAAAGATCTCTTAAATTTTCATTTGGTAGTTCCCAAATCATTGTTAATTTAGGGTATCCTTTAACCCAAGGATTATCATTAAGCCAGTTTTCATTGTTTTTAGGACCGGCAATTGTAATAGGTAAATCACGAGACATTGCTAATTGCACTCCTAATCCAAATCCTTTTCTATCATAAGCTCCATATCCTCCTAAACCATTATTTGCTAACATTAATAGATTATGTTCTGAAGGGTATGTTTCGTTTGGGTAGAATGAATGCACATTCACTCCATGTGAAAAATAATATACATTAGATAATTCAAAATAATCAATTAAATAACGAGCAGGAACTAATGAAAAAATAGATTTTTCCATTGCTTCTTTATTTTGCTTATACATAAATGAATCTTTTCCATAATGGAAAGCATGATGATCATGGTGTTGAAATATATAAGGTATTCCTTGCTCTGCTAATTCTAATGCTAAATTAGCAACATGTACCATTACAATATCATATTCTCCAGGTTGTATTTCATTGCACCATCTAATATCAACTTCGTGTCCTAATTGTTGCAGATTACAAGTAAATTCCCATACTATTTTTTCAATAGCTCCCCAATCTGGAGGAGGTACTGGTATTCCGCATCCTGGATGTACTTGGCAAATTTTCATCTTTTTTTAACGTATAATAAAGCTAAATTTGAATTTTTATGAATTTGTTCATAATTAATATCAAAACCATTTTTACTAAATTTTTCTATTATGTTAAAAATGTTTTCATGGTTTCCATAAATATCATGAAATTCAATAACCCATTTATTAACTCGTCTCATAATATTATCAGGAGTATTTAATAATAAATTGTATTCTGCCCATTCAATATCTACTTTCATAAAATCAATAAATGGTTTATTAATTATTTGAAGTATTGTTTCAATATTTATATTTCCTTCTTCAAATCCTATACGAGCTTTAATTATGGTTGATTTTGTATTTT